AATATATCAATGATCTCTCTCACCAATTACGTCAGCGAGCATTTGATATCCACACTAAGGAATCACATGATCTAGCTCTTCGTGGAAAAGATCCGAGGGATCTATTTGTTGCTTCCACGCTTTCGAGAGCAGTCATGTATGGTCGTGCTGATGACGCTTATTTGAAAACTGAACTACACTCTGCTTTTGAGAGAGTTACGGAAGTTAAGAAAGTGCTTTCCGAAGAAGTCAAGCAGGATTTGGGCAAATTTATCGATGGTCTCATCACTGACAAAGTGAGGAGAAAGATCAAGGGTGTCATAGACACTTGTCCAATACCAAATCCAGGACTGAAGGCAACGCTAAACAATTCTGCAGCGAACGGAGGATGTACAGAAATCCTCAAAAGATATAAAGATATTCTTACTGCAGAAAAGAGTAGTAACTTCCTACGCTCTGAGTCTCTGTTTTCTCTAAATGAAAGGCCTTGGTTCAACGATGCAAATCCAGTTGATCCATTACAAACATTAATGAACGCATTTAGAGGGTTACAGGACTCCCAAAGTCACACGATGAACGATATTTTCCAGAAGGTACTAGTTGAAGCATCAAAAGATAAACAAATAAGGCGCTGTCAACTATTTCCATTAATTCAAGTCGATGGGAAAATAAGAGTTCCTTCAATTCATACCAGTGAAAGTGTCTGGACCGCTAGAACAATTAACAAATTGTGCATACCGCTCGTAAAGTCTTTCAGCTTTACGCGAGATGTTCTATACGATCAAAAGATAACATTAAGGGGACGTGGTAATGAAGAGAAGTTCGTGTACTCAGCCGATTTTAGTAAGTCGACAGATGAGATTGGGATAGATACTATGATGTTTATTTTCGGACGCATTGAAAAGCAATTAGGTTTCCTACCTAAATGGTTTTCAACGGCTATAAGTAATATCATTGTAGATCAAACAGTATCTTTGAGGAATTCATCATCTGTTAAGGAAAGACCATTGACGACAGGTGCTATGATGGGGCTCGGTCCAGGATGGACAGCTCTCTGCATCTTGAATGCGTTCTGCTCTAGGCATACTTACATCAAGAGTTTCAGCATCTGTGGTGATGATCTTTCGGGTCTTTGGACTAAAAAGGAAATTCAGCTGTATGAACAAAATACTGCACTGTGCGGACTGGTATTGAATAAATCTAAATCCTACGTTTCGAGAACACGAGGTGTGTTTTGCGAAAAATTGATACAAAAAGATCAACGAAACGGGAACCTAGCCCACAGTATAGAGTTCATAAGGTTGGCTCAAGCAACAGGTATGAGAAGTTTTGCGAGATGTAAAGGGATTTTGGCTGTAGACGGCTTACAAAGTGCTTCAAAAAGCAAATGCCGACCAGCGATCTCTAAGGTAATAACCTCTACATGCTCATCCTTGCAGTTTAAGAACGTACCACTTACCGGAAAATTTAGCGACGGTGGTAATGGTGTAAATAGTACTTCTTACAAAACAGTTATATCATATCTACTCGACGGACCCGTAAAATTAACGTATAGCGCAAAGGCGGTCGAGCAGAAATATATTCTAGCAAGGAAAC